GGCTGAACAACTCCACCCTGTTCACCACCCAGGCCAACTCCGCCAAGACCCTGACCTTCCAGCGCGTCTCCTGGCGGTCGGCTACGGATGAGGAAGTTGCGGCCGGCATCACCCTGCCGATCATGAATGCGTCGATCACCACGAACGCCGCCGCAATCACCAACATCAACGGCCGGCTCAGCGCGACCTGGGGCGTCACGCTCGACGTCAACAACCGCGTCAGCGGTGTGAAGCTGTTCACCGAGGCGGGTGGCTCGACGACCATCAGTTACTTCGACGTCCTGGCCGACAAGTTCCGGGTGTTCAACGGCACAACCGAAACGCCGGCCTTCGAGGTCTCGGGCGGGAACGTCTATGTCTCCGGCGATCTGGTGCGGACGAAGAGTATGGAGGACGGCGCCGTTACCTCCGTCCTCGCCGCGGACTCCGGCAGCTTCATGCTCCTGACCAGTAGCTTCCAAAACTACATGACGCTGCGCTGGACCCCACCGGCCGCCTACTTCGCGGGGGAGACGGGCAAGATACGAGTTCGCATTGACTGGGGCATCCAACTGAAAGGTGGTTCCAATCAGACGAACGTGACCTCCCTGCAAGTGGACGCCTCGGGTCCTTTGATACCCCCCGACGCTCACATAACCGCCGGCCCATTTCTGGGTGTGGGGTCGATCGCTGTAATGCAGCCGCCCAACCTGATGACCACGACGTTCTCCTGGTCAAATATCGGGGATGTTTGGAACATAGGCGCAATGGTGCAGTACCTGGATATAAAAATCCAAGCCAAGTTTGGCACCAACACCAACCCACCAACAATAACCGGCGGCTTCATCGTCGTGACGGAACTGCTGAAATGACGCCGATTATTGCCAACGCATTCGCCGTTTACTCTATAGAGAGTGGCGACATTCGGATGATCGTCCGAAGCAGCGCTGATCACGCAGAGGCACAGGTTCGGGACGGGGAGGCTGTGGCGCCTGTGAGCGCAGAAGTTTCGGGAGCCTCTCACCGGATCGACCCTACCACAGGGCTCGCTGAGCTTCTCCCGCCTCGCGAGCCCTCCTCCGGCGAGGTCCTTGAAGAGGACCGCGCTCATCGTGACCGACTGCTCGCAGCCTCAGACTGGACCCAGGCCTCCGACAATCGCCTGACGCCGGAGCAGCGCACGGCCTGGGCAGACGTGCGTGAACAGTGGCGAGGTCGCATCGATGATCTGAAGGCCGGCCGTCCGCCGCGGCCTTGGGCTGACGAGCCGAAGTAGTAATCCGATGATCCACTAGATCTGTTCGCACATCTTCCAGTGATCTGAAGCTCTGCTTCTGCCATTCATGCTCGCATGAAGCGTGACCAAGGTATCATTGCGTACGGCACTCCCGACGATCGAGCCAAGCTCGCTCACGTTGCTCACGCCTCGGGCGTCAGTGGCAGTGAGTGGATGATCAAGACCATTCGGGCGCGCTACGCAGAACTGTTCGGTGACCTTCCCCCTCCTGAGAAGGTCAAGTTCTAATGTCTGACGGTGTGGCCCTGACCCAAGCGGACATGAACCAAATCATCCTGCCTATGATGGATCGTCTGGTGGACCCTTTGATCAAGCGTATGGATGCGATCGACCTGAAGCTCGATCGAGCGATCCAGGTCGGTGAGCGGGTTCACACCGTCGAGTCCGACATTGCCGCGCTGGCCGTCCGCGTCACGGCGACCGAGACGCGGGCCAACCTGAACGTCATCAACATCACCCGGCTCGAGTCCGCTGCCAGCCTGACCAACCGGCTGATGACCTGGATCGGCGCCCCCGTGATGGTCGTACTGATCGTGGCCGGCATCGCCAGCCTCTTCGGGATCGGCCTGACCTGATGCTGATCCAGACCGTCATCAAGCACTACATGACCTCCGCCGACGGTAAGACGTACGCGATCGGCCGCGGCTACTCTGTCCCCTTGATGGCCGTCGGCCTGGCGATCCCTCCGACCATGCTGTTCACGGGTCATCCGGTCAGTCTGGTGGACCTGGGCATCTACCTGGGCGCGCTCGTCACCGCCGTCACCATCCTCATCTCGGGCACGAACATGACCGAGCCCAAGGTCGACGTGGAGCCCAAATGACCAACGTCCTCGGCGCCCGCTCGCTCACCAACCTGGTCGGCGTACATCCCAAACTGATCGCTGTCGTCAAGCGCGCCATCGCCATCTCCAAGCAGGACTTCCTCGTCCTGGAGGGTGTCCGCACCCCGGCACGGCAACGCGAGTTGTACGCCCAGGGGCGGACCAAGCAGGGCAGGAAAGTCACCTGGACCCTGACGAGCAACCACTTCAAGAACCCCAAGACCGGCTACGGCCACGCGGTGGATCTCTGTCCCTTCCCGGTGGACTGGAACACCGCCGCGAAGTTTGACGCCATCTATCGGGCGATGATGCAGGCCGCCCTGGAACTGAAAACGCCGATCCGCTCGGGCATGGACTGGGACCGCGACGGCAAGCTGCGCGAGGCGAAGGAAACTGACTCGCCGCACTTCGAGCTGGCGGACCTGTAGCCCGATGATCCCCTGGAGGCTCATCGGCGCGCTCGTCGTCAGCGCCATAGCCCTCCTGGCCGTGGTGCTGTTCCTGAACGACCCCTTCGGCTTCCAGAAGCGCGCCCTGGCCAGCGCCAAGGCCGGCAAAGCCGAGGCTGAAGTCGCCCAGGTCTACGCTGAAGGTGAGACCCGCGCAGGCCAGGGCGTGGCCGCTGAGGCCAGCGCCCGGGCCCGCCGAGAGGCGATCACCGTCAACATTCACACGGACAACGTCGATGCCCTTCAAGCTGCTCCCTCTGATGATCTCAATCGTGTGGGGATTGTCGGCATGTGCCGGTATCCCGAATACCGTGATCGTCCCGCCTGCGTTCAGCTGCGTGAAGCTCCTGGACCCAGCACTCCGTAAGCGGGTTGAAGGCGTCCCCCTCCCCAGCCTCAACGCGGGGATGCCGGAGATGTGGATCGCCCTCGACGGCCAGACGGCCGGCCTGAGCATCGCCAACGACAAGGTGGTCTCGATCTTCACCAGCCTGGAGCTGTGCGAGGCGGAGCGGGCACGGGCCCAAGGGTCCCTGAAGCCCACCTTCTGGTCCAAGTTCGGGCTCTAAGCCCAGTAGATCATCTCTTTACTACATTGATCACTGACGTCTTCCGGGGTTTGGTTCCCCCTCAAAGTCACGGGGAGGTCCGGCATGCCCATTCGTCTTGTCGTTCTTCAGTCTTGGCTGCCGTCAGCCCCTGTCCTTCTCGACGAAGATGGTACTCCGCTTCAGGACGAGGACGGCACCTACCTCACTGAGGAATAATGGCCACAGTCTCATCTAAGCCCGCGGCCGGTGCGTTCGCCTCTGGCGACCTCTTCTACATCGTGCAGCCTGGCGGTGGCCGGTCGACGACCCTCGGCGCACTGGCAACGTACTTCGGGAGTGGCGGTGGGGGCGTCACAGCGGTCGCCGACGGAGGCACCGGCCAGACGACCTACACGAACGGCCAACTCCTGATCGGCAACACGACCGGCAACACGCTGACCAAGGCGACGTTGACGGCCGGCGCCGGCATCACCATCACCAACGGGGCTGGCTCGATCACCATCGCCGCGACCGCCTTGGTCGTGTCGGTGGCCGCCCTGACCATCGGGACGTCGGGGACAAACATAACCTCGACGGTCGCCAACGGTACGACCACGCCGGTCATCACCCTGAACGTCCCTACGGCTTCGGCGAGCAACCGAGGGGCTCTGAGCTCCGCCGACTGGTCGACCTTCAACGCCAAGCAGGCCGCGATCTCGTTCGGCGCGAATGTTCTGACGTTCATCGGAACGCCAACCTTCGCCAACCTGGTCGCGGCGGTCACAGGCGATACGCTGGTCGGCAGGGCCAGCGTCGACACCCTGACGAACAAGCGAGTGACCTCCCGCGTCAGCACGGCGGCCAGTCCGGCATCACCCCTGGCGCCCAACAGCGACACCTTCGATCAGTACAGCATCACCGGCCTGACCGGGGCGCTGACCATCAACGCCGACGCCGGCGCCCCCACGTCCGGACAGAAGATCATCTATCGCATCAAGGACAGTGGCGCCCCGCGTGCCCTGACGTGGACCACTGGGGCGAGCAAGTCCTTCCGACCCGTCGGGGTGACCCTGCCGACCACCACCGTCGCGGGCAAGATCATGTACGTCGGCTGCATCTTCAACTCGACCGATGACCGGTGGGATGTGGTCGCTGTGTCGGTGGAGGCCTGATGATCGTCCCTGTGTACCGCGGCCCAGCAATGACAGGCCCTCAGATCGAATATCACTACCTGCGTGACACCGAGACGGGTGAGCGCACGCCTGTCGCCTATCGCGTCCCGCCCTCGCAGGACTGGATCCCTGACGAAGGTACGATGTGCGCCGACCTGTTCGCCCGCGACGCCGCCTACGCCAAGGTCCAGGCGGCTTTGGGCCCGATGTTCCCGAGCGCCGACGGTGAGCCGCAGGGGGCTGCGCGGATCGACAATGATGAGGTGGTCAACCTCCTCCTTCCAGCAGACCAACAGTCCGAAAGGTGGCTCTCGGTCGCGGTCAGCCTCGTGGAAGCTGCCCCGGATGAGGTCAGCGGCGGGCGCGTGACTGTTGAGTGGGTGGCCTAATGGCGACGCGCTCGTTCTTCGCAACAGGCACCGCCCTCATCGCAACGACCTCGGGGGGTGTAGACAACTTCGGACCCATCCACGGCAAGGGTGGTGTAGCGTACCCCGACGTAGGCGGACCTTCCTACCGCGCAGCTGTCCCGTTCACACTGTCAAAACTACGCATCAGAAGCGGCTCCACGATCACCGGCACCGGCCGAGGGGTTCGCACCTTCGTAAACGAGGTGCAGCAGTCCCTGACGGTAACTTCGCCGGATGGTGTTCTTGCCATCGGCGACACCGCTATCGACACGACAAACAGCGTTTCGGTGGCTGCAGGGGATAAGCTCGCAGCTTCGACATATCGTGCGACCGGCACCAACAACGTCGCCATCTCCGCCGTTGTCACCGCCCCTGGCAGCAACGCGATTGTCCCCCTGCTGGCTACGGGGACCTTGATTTGGACAACCCTGCCCACACGCCGAGCCCCCCTCAGTGGGAATTTGTCGATTGTGAACTCCGCATCGGCAGAGTCGGTGGGCCTCCCGGTAGCATCCCCCGGGATAGTGCGCGGCCTTTTTGCCTATGTTTCGGCCAACGCATCAGTGGACTCCGGCCCCGGCACAGGTGTGGGGACGATAACGCTGGAGGACAACGCGGTATCGACGGGCATCTTGCTCACGACCGGTGTTGGTGAAACGGGCTATTTCTTCGAAAACACCACAACCTACTCAGTCCTTTCTGGGGACTTTGTCGATGTTCGGGTCTCCGGTACGACGGGCAACTCGGTAAGTATCTCAGCGCTCGGCGCAACTATTGTCTCTGACGACCGTAGCTTCGACATTTTTGACTACCACAGCCGAACTTTCAACGTGGCGAACAACACGATCTACATCGGGCTGACCGGGGGGGACCCTGGCTCGACAGCCCCCCTCTCACTGTTGGCTATGCGCGAAGTGACGATGGAGTTCCCGGCCCGACTGGACAAGTTCCAGATACGGGTCGTGAACAGCTATGACGTCGCCATGGTTGTGGACGTGCTCGTCGACGGAGCCACCTGCGGTCTGACCATCCCCGTCCCGGCCGGCACGACGCTTTCCAACCTGCCCGACGACATAGACACCTACGACCTTGCGGTGGGTCAGCGAGTAGCCCTCCGTGCTCAACCATCAGGGGCTGCACCCACAACCGGCACCTTCAATGTAACCAGTCACCGTCTACGTTTCACTGACCTCACCCCCAACGGGCCGGGGTCAACCGGCAACTTCCTACTCATGTTCGCATAAAGAAAAGGCCCCCACCGCAGAGCGGTGGGGGCCTCTTTCTAGTTGAAGGTGATCGGACAGGCGCCGGTCGAGCACTCGACGTGCTCTCGGCCGATGTCCTCCTCGACCCTGCCCCCTTCGATCCTGGCCACCAGCTCGGCGAAGCGTGCGGCGCTGACCTCCTCCTCCGGCAGGTACTCGTAGCCCGAGGTGTCCCCGAACGGCATCACGGCCACCGCACGGACCTTGGGCATGTTGTCCATGATCGTCGCCTGGTACTCGTCATAGGTGACGGTCCGGGGGTCGTACTTGAGGGTGTACGAGATCTGGTTGCCGCCAGAGACCTTCAGCCAGTAGGTCTCGAGCAGGCGCAGGAACCGGAAGTGCTCGGCCGGCGTGGCGTTCGGAGCCGTCACCAGCTCGTCTCCCATGCCCAGCGTGCAGATCACCGGCTGGGTGGGGAAGCCGACGATCGTGACGCCCTTGTAGGTCTCCAGCACGCGGGTCGGGTAGCCCGCCGCGATCAGCTCGGGCAGCAGCGGGCTGTCAGAGCGGTACTGGACCCAGCGAAGGTACTCCAGCATCGGCGGCAGGTGAGCGCCCTCGGTCAGACCGAACAGCTTGGACGTCGTCCCGGCCGGCTTGAAGGTCCGACGGCTGGCCGGGAACACCCCGCCCCACTCCCAGCACGCTTCGTCGACAGCGTCGGCGAAGTCACTGACCATGTTCCAGAGCGGCAGGGCCGCGGCCGACGGCGCCTCGAGGAGAGCACCGTTCGCGTCCTCGATCATGAGGCCCGAAGGGTCCACCTCCAGCATGCCCTTCCACCCCAGCTCGAACCGCTGCCAGGCGTACTCATGGAAGCCGGTCATGCCGACCCCGATGCGGTTGGTCCGGTCGACCTCCCCTTGGTACATGGCCGTCTGCATGTTGGTCCGCAGCAGGGCCCGTGTGGCCAGCGAGAAGGCCTCCATCGCCTCGTCGTCGTCCGCAGCGTGGTAGGGGACGACATCGGCGATGACACAGTAGCCGCCGGTGGCGTTGAGGCGGATCTCGCCACACGGGTTGACGATGTTGAAGTACTTCATGTCTCCCGCAGCCCGAGCCAGCGCCCGACGCAGGGCCAGGCCGGCCGGGGTCAGTTGGTACTTGCCCGCCATCTTCTCGACATCGCCCAGCGTCGGGCGCGTCTCACCGTGACTGAGCATGTCGAGGTTGAGGAACCCCGGCTCACCCTTCCCACCGTGGTACTGGACGTGCGTCGCCGCGGCGAGCACCTCCCTCTTGAAGGCAGTGTCCTGGCGCCAGAACTCGACGTCGACTCCGATCGAGTGATTGGCCGACCACAGGTCGCCATCTTCCTTCGAGCGAATGAAGTCGAGGATGCCCGGGTCGGACCAGATCTTGACCGCGATGCGCGCCGCACGACGCGCTCCGCCGACCAGGACGCACTCGGCCATGTGGTGGTCGATCTGCATCGCCTGCCGCCAGGGCTGCATGTCCTTCTGGTACTTGATCAGCGCGACCTTGGAGATCGACTCCATGACGGCGCACGGGCCCGACGAAGGGCGACCCTGCATGCCGGCGATGGGGCTGCCGTAGGGGCGCACGCCGCTCCAGTCGAGGACGAGGGTCTCACCGGCCTTGTCGGCCGCCCACGCGGCGTTCTCGACCTCCTCCAGGGCCTGCGCCCAACCCTCCCGGCTGTCCGGCACCCGGAAGACCGTGCAGGGCTTCCTGATGTCTGCCAGCGTCTGGTAGCCGGTGATCATGCCGTTGAGGACGTCGGCGTGGTCCTCGTCGATGACGTTGATGACCTCCGGCATGTTGCGGAAGTCGACCACCATGAGGGCGTCGTCGTAGGAGGAGCCGACGCCGGAGCCGTTCAGCAGGAGGTAGAAGCCCAGCGCACGCTGAGCGCTGGTCGAGCAGTTGGCGAAGACTTCGATGTTGCGGTCGGGCTGGGTCTCGTCACCGTGCTGCAGGTGCCGGCCGGACATGAGGATCGTGCCTCGACCGATGTGGTACTCGAGCTCGTCCTGGTCTTCTCCACCTTTCATGGCGGAGTTCCCGAAGGCGACGCGGCGGGCGACGTCGCCCCACCCCTCGTCACCGCGGTTGATGGTTCGATCGGCCACAGCTTGGCCCATGCCGGGGAAGTAATCGCGGGGCATTTATGTCTTTCAGGGAAAGGGAGAAAAAAGGCGGACAGACTTGGTAGCCTGCCCGCCGCACCCACTCAGTGTGGGAAAGTGTAGGAAGATGATGGTCTAGTGGACGTTCTCGGAGCCGGCGTGGAACAGGCGGAAGATCTCGTCCTGGAAGTCGCCGGCGGACAGTGCGGTGTTCAGCACCTCACCCGTCACCTCGAGGTTGTCGATGCCCGCTTCCGAGGGGTGACGGTCGTTCGAGCCACTGTTGGCCTTGACCACCCGGTAGACGACGCCACCCATGTCTTCGGTGATGATGTCCACCTCGTTGGGGAAGCGCACGTCGCTGACGACGACGGTGTCGTACTGCTCAGCGGCGTTGCGGAAGATCTCCACCCAGAAGTTCTCGCCCATCAGACCTCGACCCCATTCGGTGCCGAGGGTCTGCATGGCCCAGCGGGGCGTGTTGCCCATCAGGTAGGTGGACGGCGTCTCTTTGAGATCACCCTCCAGCATCCGATGGACCATGGTGTCGTCCGCCCCTTGGTAGCGGAACAGGACGGCCAGCATGGCCTTGAGCGGGGCGGCGAACTTCATCCCCACCGCACCCTGGGCGACGAACACCTCAGCGGCTGTGTCCTTGCCGGTGCCTTTTCGTCCGGTGAAACCTACGACGTGGGTCAAAGTCCTTGCTCCGTTCTGAATGAACGCCAACCCCAGAAGTTGGCGTGTCGGCCTGGGCAGTAGGTGGCCTGATGTTCGAGGGGTGAGGCGTGGAAGGGCACACCGCCGGCGAGGCGCTCGTAGAGCGACAGGTCGGCGGCGAGGAGGGGGACCTTGCCGTCGTGGGTCAGGTAGGAGACCCGGGCGCAGCGAGCAGCCGAGACCCTCATCGCGGCGAGCTCGACCTGGAGGAACCCAAACTCCATGACCAGCTGTGAGTAGTCCTCGTTGCTGATGTAGGGGAGATGGATCCGCTCGTCGGTCGGCTCGCTGTCCGCCATCGCGATCCGCATCGCCCGAGCCAGGACCTGGATCTCGGGTTGAGCGTCTTCGTGATCACGCAGCTCGAAGAAGTTCTCCCAGTCGGTGGCGGTGACCACGACGTTGATGTGGGAGAACGGCTCGAGCAGTCGGTTGACCACCTGCTTGTGGTAGCCGGCCTTGGCGTAGCGACGGGCCGCATCGATGGCTACGTCGCGTGCGCGCAGCCAGGCCACCTCGGCGCACACGCTGTCGTTCCGGAACACGACAGGGGCGTCGTGCTCCTCCCTCGCCTGCATGCCCGGCTCGTTCTTGCCCCAGTGGATCGGCATCGCCGTGTCGGTGATGACGTCCTGGATGAGGCGCTCCACAGGGATGGCCCGCGACGACGAGGCGTTTCGAGAGAACACCCTGTGCGTCATGAACTCGGCGTGGACGAACCGCGGGTAGCGCAGCTGCATCGTGGTGATGCGGTCGCCGGCACAGACAGTGTCTGCGATGATCTTGGCTGTGATGGTCATCCGGTGATCCCCGCTTCGACCTTCTGGGCGTGCTTGACCTGGGCCTTGGCCACGAAGGTTGGGTCCATGACCCGATCGAACTCACGCAGCTCCTCTTCCTCGACGGAGATGCCCGTCCGTTCGGCGAGGCTGTAGAGGGTCAGCATCACCCCACCGATCTCCTGGCGGGGCGTGCCGGCCGGTCGGCCGAAGGTGTAGGTAGACAGCGTCTCGACGTCGGCCGGCGTCAGCTCCATCGCCTGACACAGCTCGAGAGCCTCTTCGAGGAACCGAAGAGCGCGTTCACGCTGATGGAGCGCGACCGGGCCGAAGCACCGCTCCGCCCAGTCGAGGAGTTCCCTTTGCCGCTTGGCGCGCACCCACCTCACAGCCGCGGTCCCGCTTCATGGAAGGCGATGACCACCGGGAAGCGCGGGACGCCGTCCGGGGTCAGGGTGAAGTAGCGGACCGTGACCTGAGCGTAGGTCTCGGTCAGCAGGGCCTTCGCCCGCTTGCGATCACCCTTGATGCCGGCGCCGAAGACGCGACCATCAGCGAGGCGGCAGGTGACCTTCTTCGCCACACCGGCCCAGTTGCCCAGGCCTTCCTCGATCGTCAGCAGCTCGAACTCGGCCGTCTCGAATTCCTTGCGCTTGAGCAGGGTCTTCGATCGCTTCTGCTCGTAGGGGCGGTCGAGCCGGACCATCTGCCCTTCGTAGCCCTGGACCAGGTAGTCGGCGTAGGAGGCGTCGAGGGCCCCCTGATCCATCGCGATCCCGGTCTCGACCAGGACGATGCAGTCGACCTTCGGCAGGTCGGCCTGCAGCAGCGCGTTGCGGTCGGAGAAGTTCAGCCGGGCTTCGCTGGGGTAGTCGTAGACGTGATACTGGACCAGCTCCTCGGTCCGGATCGGGCGGTACTTCTTCACCAGCGAGGTGATCTCGTTGAAGTCGTCCTTGAAGGCGTGGTTGTAGAGTTCGCCGTCGAGGATGGCCTCGGGGAAGTCATGGAAGAACGGCGCCAGAGCCGCCAGGACGTGGGGGATGGTCTCGATCGGCTGACCTTCCCGACTGGTCGCGCCCTTGGCGGAGATGATCGCCCGGATGCCGTCCAGCTTGGGCTGGGTGTAGACGGGGAAGTCACCACCACCGGCGTACTTCTCGGCCAGCATGGGCTTGAAGAACCGCGGCGTGTCGGTCTCTTCGATCGTCGTGAAGTACTCGCGCTCGAGCTTCTTGGTGTAGGCGGCCTCGACTTCGATTTCGGCCTGCTCGGCCGGCATCGTCTCGTTCGACTTGCCCAGGTTCTTGGGGGTAGCGACCGTCCAGCCCGAGACGGCGAGACTGCCGTCGGCCAGGCCGGAGTGCGTCCGGTACTTCTCGTCTTTCCGCTCCAGGAACCAGATGCGAAGCCGGCCTCCGGAGTCGCGCTTGTAGAGGGTGGGGTGCATCACGATGGCAGTTTCCAGTCTTGGAGGGGGGTGTCAGAGGAGAGGTGGAGGGGATGCTTGGGCATCCCGTCGGTGTTGGTGCCGAGGCACTTGAGGGGGTGCCCCAAGGCCAGGACGGCTTCGATCTGGGGGCGCAGGTTCAGGCCCTTGAAGGAGCCCCAGCCGGCGATGATCAGGCTGCTGTCCATGAAGATGGCTTCCATCATCTCCATGTTGCCCGGCCCCACCGGATCGGGTGAGGCCAGCAGCCCCTGAGGCCGTGTCGACCGCAGCCCGAACAGGTTCACGACGTCGAGGGAGTCGAAGCCCTCACGCTTGGCGAACCCGATGCAGCGGCGGATCGTGGCGTCATCCTGGAGGGGGTCAGCGGTGGTGGGGTTGAGCATGACGAACGTCACGCCCGGGATGTCCCCCTCGCCCCAGAGCCGGCTGAGCGAGTAGCGGTACGCCCCGCACGGCGACATGGTCGCGGCGCTGAACATCAGACCATCCGGAAGAACTGACGGGGAGCGACCCGGACGCGCAGGGGGATCAGGTACTGGATGAACCAGTCGCGATCGCGCCCTTGGCACATCGTGTGGGTGCCGGCCTCGTAGGCAAGACGGGCATCTTCGATCGCCCGCTGGCTCTTCTTCGGCCAGGTGGGGTGTTCCGCGTGACGGACCGCGATGATGTACTTGCGGAGGTTCGGGTTGCCCAGGGCGTCAGGCGGAGCGCGACGGCTGGGACTTTCCTGACGGGGAGCGGGGACGAGGCTGAGAGCCGCGCTGGCTCGGAAGTCACTGAAGGACATCCCCAGCTTCTCGGCGACCAGCTCCAGGTTTCCGTCACACTCGTCGTAGATTTCCTTGAGCTGCTCGGGGGACTGAATGTTCACTAACTTCTCCTGCGCGACAATTCGCAGGGCAGTTGTGAGTCCTCAGCCCCCCGTTGAAAAGGGATCGAGTGCTCTAGTGTACTACACTAGGACATTATCTCGAGCCGCTTTTCAGCCTCAACGTCTTTGTGGGAGATCAGCATGACTTGGCTGATGCTCGAAGCGAGTGCTTCAAGGACCGTCGCCGTCCCCGCAGCGCGGAAGTCGTCGAACGATCCGTCGATCTCGTCGGCCATCAACACCGAGATGACCCGGTTGGTCAGGACCTGGCCCAGAGCGATACGCACGGCCAGACCGGCCACTGCCTTGCCGGAGCCGGACAGGGTGTCCAGGTCCTGCTTGTCGACCAGGATGTTGAAGTCCTCGTCGATGAAGACGTGACTCCGCTCTCCGCTCGTCATGTTGTGCAGCAGGTGGCTGGCGACCTTGGAGAGGCTCGGCAGGATGTGCTGCTTGATCAGGGCCCGCAGGACGTTCATCACGTCCCGCACCTTGCGATGCTCGGAAGCCTGAGCCTCCAGCGCGGAGGCCTCCACCCCCAGACGCTCGTACCGCTCGGCCGCCGTGGTGTAGGTCTCCATCGCCCACTCGTAGGCCTTGGCGACGGTGTGGGAGACCCGGAGCGCGGCCAGCCGGGCGTCGGCGCCCTTGAGGACGAGCTGACGGGCCATCTTCTGTCCGTGCTCGACCTTCCACGCCTCGTAGGCCTGGTTGTCGACCACGAACCGCTGGCTCGCCGCCTCGTAGGCCTCACGCTCGACCAGCATGGCCTCGTAGTCGGGCATGGCGTCGAAGGCGACCTTCTCGGCGTTCAGCTGGGCCTGCAGCGGAAGTCGCGTTGCGATCTGCTCGACGGCCAGACGTAGGCCGGCGATCTTGTGCGGAGGGATCGTCGGCTCCGACGCGAAGGGGACGGCGCTCATCACCTCCCATTGCGCGTGGTCGAACGACGCGCAGTAGGCCAGCTCGCGGTCGATGCTCGCGGCGTTGACCGGCGGCACCTTCGGAACGAAGTTGTCGTTGGGAACGATCAGGGCGTCGTGCGACGCCTGCAGTTCCTCGATCAGGCCGGCCTCGTTCAGGATCTCCTCACCACAGTGCGGGCACGGCTTGGAGCCCTTCGCGGTGGCGATCTTGATCTCCTCCGCCAGCCGCCCCCGGTCGTAGATGTTGGTTATCGCGGTGTAGTCATCACGATAGACGAGCAGCGCCTCACGCGTCCAGCGAGGCTGGGGATGGGCGGTCAGCCAGGTGTGGGCGGCCCAGTAGGCGTCGCGGGCGGCCCACCCCAGGGCGGCTGCGTCCAGGGCCTCGACGGTGTAGGGCGCTTCCGTGGGGAGGACCGCCAGCTGGGCCTGTAGCGCCGCGACGGCGTTGCGCTTCTCCGCACGCTTTGCGGCGAAGAGCCGAAGGTTCTCCGCCGGCAGGTCGATCTTCGTGACCGGCCGCTGAGGCTGGGGGACCGTGTGCGACAGCCAACCAGTGATGGTGGCGAGTTCGCTGGCCTCGGCCTCGGCGGTGGGGATGTCGATCTCGACCGACGGGACGTAGTCGGCCGGCTGCTCGGGAAGCGTCGGCGGGATCATGTTGGCGCGGACACCGACGGCCTGAGCCGTGATGACCTTGGCCTCCTCCATGCCCCACTTGGCCACCAGGTCGAGCGCGTCGATGCCCAGCGTGGTGTCGATCAGACGCTTGCGCTCGCTGGCTCCCATCAGGCCGAGGCGCTCGACCTCACCCTGGTTGATCGAGCAGGCCACGTCGAAGACCGACATGCCGAAGCCCATCAGCCGCACGATGGCCTGGTTGACGGTGCTCACGCCGGTCGCGATGTGTTCGGTGCCGCGGAACAGCTCGGCTTTCCGGGCCGTCCGGACGATGCGGTACCGCTCGGACTTGATCGTCACCTCACCCGTCGCGGTCAGGGTCTTGTAGTCGTCGCCCTTGCCGCGCAGCGCCTGGGCGCCGAACAGCAGGTAGCGCAGCATCTCGAAGATCATCGACTTGCCGGTTTCGTTGCGGCCGGTGATGACCATGAAGCCCGCGTCGAAGGTCACGTCGTTCTTGAGCGTGCGGCCGGTCGAGGGGAACGTGACTTCGTACTGGAGCTTATGAAACATGGGACATGATCGCTTTCATCTTCAGGAGCAGGGCCTCGACGGGCAGCTCAAGTTCGGGATTGGCGTCGGCAAACGCACGAGGATCCCCGCCCTGGTAGGCGAGGATCACCTGCCGAAGCAGGGCGGTCTCGGGATGACTGAGTGGAACTGTCTCGAGCCCGTGGGTGAGCAGCGCCACGATGGCCTCGTGTCTAGGATTGAGGGCCACGAGCCTCGTCCAGTTTCTCTCGAGCGGCCTTGCTGAGATCGGGGTTCAGACCAACCGTCTCGCAGGCCTCCTGGAACAGGGCGTTGAAGTCGAAGGCGTCGAAGTCGAGCGTCTCGAGAACCTCAACGCCGCCGCCTTCCTTGTCGCGGGCCAGCTGCAGCTGCAGACACTCGATGGGAACATCGAGTGTCTCCTCGCGGGTCAGGGCGACCCGGAGGCACTTGTCGGCGAACTCGTCCAGGTGGGCCAGGACGTACCCCAGCCGGCGGGTGACGTAGAACCGCTCGTCGGGATCTTCGGCATGCGAGTAGGGCTGCATCGAGCCGGTGATCGTGACAGGCAAGCCGTCGATCTCCAGCTCACGGGCCAGGTGGTCGTGACCTGTGAAGGCTTGGGCGACGCCGAGGTTGTCGAGCTGAGCGGCCGGGATCAGGTTCGTGGTGTCGCCGATGGCGACAATGTCCCAGTGACCATAGACGGCCTCGGCGCCCTCGATGTTGGCCTGATGCAGCTCGACCATCTCTTCGGCGTGGATCGTCGGGTGCCACGGGATGATGACATGGCTGCCGATCACCACCGGCTCGTCCTGGGCGACCTTGATCGTCGGATGGTCGCCGATGATGGCCGCGAACAGCTGGTAGGCGGAGACCAGCTCCAGGTCCCGACTGGCGTCGTGGTTGCCCCGGTTCACGACGTAGGTCCGATCGGGGTTGGCCTTGGCCGCCGCGCGATAGAGCGCCGCCGTCTTGTAGATGACGTTGAAGGGCACGACCCGCTTGTCGAACAGGTCGCCCATCTGGATGTGGAGATCGCAGGGCTCGGCGAGGCTGGCCTCGAAGTCAGCCCATTGGGTCTTCTCCCGATCGCCCCGCCGATGCAGCGGGACGCCGTTCTGGAAGACCTTGCCGAGGTGGGTGTCCCCGAGCTTGACGACGATCACGCCGCCACCGCCTTGAGGGACTTGGGAGCCTCGTCATCCCGGATGGTGCGCTTGAAGCCCATCTGGGCGGCGGTGTGGAAGATGATGATGCCCTCCGGATCCATGAAGCCCGGGGCGGCCGACGAGCCCTTCATCGTCAGGTCGAACAGCGTCTTCTCGATCATCCGCTCGCTGAAGGGCCCGTGGTACAGGGTGGGCACCACTTCGCAGCACGCCGGCCGCTCCGCGCCCCACCGGGCGACGTTGAACAGGCTGAAGGTCTTCGCCCCCTGGCCGGACCGGCCGTAGCGACGCTGGATGCCAGCGCCCCACCATTCGCCGAAGTGGCTGCCCGGGCCGAGTTCGCGCAGCTCGCTGCTGTGCTCCTCGACCCACCGGGCGAAGCCGTAGTTGTCCTCGGCCGGCGTGATCCAGCGCGTGCGACTGCCGGCGATGACGGCGCCGTCTTCGGTGACGTGGACCTGGCCGTTCGTGCCGTCGATCTTCTCGGTGATGACGATCTCCCGAGCCAGCCGGGGCATCTTGGGGAAAGGTTTGAATTCAGGGGTCATTGAGCGGCCTCCGGCCGGAAGAGGAACTTGGCGTGTTGGGTGATGCGGATCTGGTGGAAGCAGTCGTCGATGGCGTAGTGGGCGTCGCCGACGAACGGGACTTCCTTGTCGAACGCCGGTGCGTTGGGGTTCTGCCGAGTGCCGCGGATGAACGACTGCATGTCGATCGCCTCGCGGAAGTGGAACGGGTTCTCCTCGCCGAACTGCCTGAAGTAGCTGGCGAGGAAGGGGAACTCGAAGCTGATCGGCTTCGCCCACATCCGCAGGGGCTGCATGCCCATCGTCACGTTGCGGCACCACTCGGCGAAGGCCGAGACGACCAGCGCCGGATCCTCGGACTGGTCGAAGATCCTGTTGAGGATGTCCGGGTTCTTGCCCCACCACTCACGGGTGCTTTCGTCCCAGTAGCGGCCCGGCGGGAACCAGAGGGAGCGGTCGAAGGTCTGCCCGATCGCGCCGGTCTCGTAGTCGAACTGGACGGCGGCGATCTGGATGATCGCGCTGTAATCCGGCTCGGTCCCGGAGGTCTCGAGGTCGATCATGATGTCATACATGGGGAGGTATCCATTTGTGAAAGATGAGGTCTTCCCATTTGATCGACTCGCGACCTTCCTCCTTCACAGAGTTGATCTTGTCGTAGGGGATGCGGAACCACTGGTTGTGGATCAGCGAGTGAACATAGACGACGTATTGCCCGCCGGCTGCGAGCACGAATGCTGCGAAAGCCTTCTGGGTCCGCCTCAGCATGCTGAAGGGGAACGACGTCGGGTTGTTGGTGGACTTGACTTCGGCGAACTCAACTGCGCCTCGGTGGACGATCAGCCGATCGGATGGTTGGGCCAGGGCCGCGACCACCTTCTTGTTCATGCCGGTGAGGGCCGCACTGTCGGCGAACTTGAAGTTGAATGCGTGCTTTCCGCATCGCTTCCAGGCGGCGTCGAACAACTCTTCAGAGGGCTTGCCAGTGTTCTTCATCAGAAGACACTAGGGGTAATAGCAAGTACCCGCTGAAGAGAATGCTCTTGTGTACTACACTACTCTGAAAGTTTCTTCACGCCGCCATCAGGTACTTGCAAACTTCTCTCACCTCGTCAGGAGTGAGGCGCTTGCCTTCGCTGCTCGGAGTGATGAACGACGCCTTGGGTGCTTCGTAGAGCTCGACCTGGCCGAACGGGGCCTTCTCCGCGTGCCAGGGCTCGAACGTGCGGCCGACCGCCGGCGTGGCGTCCAGCTTCAACGTCGGGAAGATGTCGTCATGGGAGACCATGATCGACCGAGCCATCTCGATGAACTCGGGCACGATCGCATGGTGGACCGAGAACACGCCCTCATCGTGGTTGGGCATGATCAGACGGGCCCGGCCCTCACCCCATCCCATCTTCGGGATGGCATCCCGGATGCGCCGGCTGGACCGCTTCATGATCGTCGCGCACGTCCCCTGCACCATCGAGTTGACCAGCTGGTTGCCAGCGCGACGATGGATGCGGCGAGCGATCTCGTGGACCGCCCCACGGGTCTCCTCGAGGTTCGGCCACTTGTCCTTGAACATGTCGAGCCACTCGACAGTAGCCTCATAGCGTCGACGACGATGGCCGTCAGGGAGTTCGACCCAACCCTTGAGCTGCCCCTGGTGGAGAAGGCTGACCCGCCAGTCTTCGGCGACCGGGAAGCGATTGCGGTAGAACTCCGTGGCCTGGCCGGTCTTTTGCATCGACCAGCCCATGCGTTCACCGACCGTGGTGAGGAAGCCCGAGAACCAGTAGTTGAAGTTCGAGCCCTTCCCAATTTCCGTTCTCCAGTAGCTGCGGGCCTTGCCCGGGTCGGCGATGTCTTCGCCCTTGAGGTTGGTGAAGAGGCGAGCGGTGTGAGCGGGGTCGAAGCCCCAGTGATCGCACCAGTCGTTGGGGTCCGAGAAGCGGCGCAGGTCGAGGAAGGACTCCTCCGACAGGAACGGCATCTCGACCCGCAGGATGTCGGCCGCGGCGCCGGCGTGCATGTCTTCGTGAGGCAGCTGGCCGAAGGCCTTGAAGAACCCCGGGTCGCCCGACAGCTCGCCGATGATGACCAGCTCGATGGCCGACCAGTCCAGCGAGACGATCAGGTGGTCGTCGTTGTCCCCGAGGATGAACCCGCGGACGTAGGTGGACTCTCCTCGCTTGGCCATCTGGTTGGAGTTGGGATCGCGCATCGCCATCCGCCGGCTGTTGAGCATGCTCGTGATCGACGGATAGAGACGGTGGGTCTCAGGGTCGGTGAGCAGGATCCACGGGGTCAGGTACAGCTTCATCCGCTGCTCGACGCTGGTCAGCGACGTCATCAGATCGAGCACCTTGGCCTCGACGCTGTCGGCGTCGTAGGTCTCTTTGATCTTGGCCCGGCCTTCGCCGTCGCACTTGATCTTGCCCTTGGAGAACAGGAGCTTGGCGCCGAGTAGGTCGTGAACGATCGTGCGGACGACCATGTAGTGGGTGATCGAGAGTGGCGACTTGGCCCGGGTGTCCTTGCGATCGACGGCCCAGGCGTTGGACACGGCCGACCCAACCCGGAAGCACTCCTCGTAGTCGTCCTCGGTGTCGGCCATCCTGGCCCAGTTCATGATCCTGGCTCGGTAGCCCTGCCAGTTGTTGGCGTACCAGGTCTCACGCTTGAGCAGCTCGGCATTGGGCTCGGCCGGCACGGTGATGGTCCGCAGGGCGGCCCTCAGTTCCCGCAGCTGGGCGGCGTAGGTCATGCGCTCGATCACCCGGCGGCTTTCGATGGCCTCGAAGTTGACGCGCATGCCTCCGGTCCAGATGTCCGAGAAGACCTCGGCCATGGGGTTCTCCTGGGTGAAGAACGTGCCAAGCGCGTTGGGCGATTTCTCGGCGATGTAGGCCATCAGGGTGCGGAACAGGGGAATGACCCAGAAGGCGTCTTCAGCGCCGTACTCGGCCACCTGGGCGCCCGTGAGCTGCCCCATGTGCGCGTCGTCACCCAGGGTCTCGGCGAAGGTCGACATCTGGTGGCCGAAGAAGGCCTTGACCAGACCCTTGAGGCCGTGGCCGTAGGCGATGTCGTCGACGTAGCCGTTGTACGAGCCGGCGCTGTCCGCCTCCTTGGCGGTGATCTTGCCGATGATGTCCTCGACCGCACGGCTGAACTTCTGCCCCGGCTCTGGCATGGCCGACTTCACGCAGGCGTCGAAGAGGGGGTTGACCCACTTCTGCAGGTCGCCCAGGTCCCGCGTGACGAAGCGGTCCCGGTCGTACTCGTCATCGCCGAAGGCCGTGACCGACATCTGCATGGTGCAGATGGTGTTGGTCAGCTCGTAGCCCGTGCAGTTCCTGAAGATGGTCAGCTCGTAGGGGCTGTTGTGGCAGACCCAGGACGCCGCGTCGCTGCGAGCGTCGAGGACCTGGACCATCTTCGCCCACGGGATCCGGTTCTCGACGTCGGCGTGGTAGATGTTGAAGTACCAGGCCACGTCGTGGCCCTCGGCGTAGATCGACAGGCCGTCCAGGTTGGAGCGGCGCATGTCGAAGACCAGCTTGCCCCGCTTCTTGTGACCCGTCTCGGGGTCGTACTTGCAGAAGGTGGTCAGGCCGGCGTGGCGATCCCGGTCGTCGGTCTCACAGTCGAGGCCGAGGAACATCGCCTTGGAGACAACTTCCAGGATCCCCGGCAGCAGCTCCTCGAAGTTCGTCGCGTCGACGAGGACGGTGCGGGCGGGGGTGATCTTCATGAGAAGTTCCTGAGGCCGGTGTCGGCCCGGGTGGGATGACCCTTCTTCTGGAAGGATCGGATGTTGTTCGAGCGGCGACGGGCCTGCTCCTGGTAGGTGTCGAACCCGCCGCGGTGGGGTGGCGTCGTCGGCCGGGCCAGCTGCTCCAGCTCTGCGAGGTCGCTCACTTGCCCACCATCCGCCAGCCCTTGGTCGGGTGCAGGTAGCGCTGCCCCTTCACGCACTTGGCGCCGGCGGGGGTCTTCTGGTAGTCGCCGCGGGCCTTGCGGCCGGCCTTGGACAGGCCCAGCTCGTAGACGAAGTCGCGCATGCCTTCGGTAGGGTTTTCCATCAGCTTCTCTTCCTTGATCCTCGGGTGGTGTAGTAAACGCGCGGTCCGGATTGGACTTTGATGCGGTTGTGACCTTTGCCGGCCTTCAAACACTTCGGCCTCGAAGTGAACTTCAGAGAAGATACTTCCTCAGAAGCTCTTCTCTCGCTTGGGGATTGTCGGTACCTTTCCATAGCGAGCCGTTCACCTGTTCGAGGGGGATGGGGAGGGGGCGCAGGATCTGATCCATGGTCGCCATGAGGGGGAGGTTCTCTCGGATCCACTCGACCTGTTTGTCGGTGAGGCCGGTGTCGGTGGTGTCGCATCCACGGCCGGCCATCAGGTGGTCGATGGCCTTGGCCAGCTTGAACTTGTCGGCCACGTCCCAGGACTTCTTGCCGTAGCCCCTGACGCCCGGGATGCAGTCGCTGGGGTCGCCGACCATCAGTTTGTAGAGGCGGACGAAGTGTGGAGGGATCGGCTCCTTCAGCTGCGCCGTGCAGGTGACACGCGAGCCGTCCGTGAGGGCGACCAAGTCACCGTCGCGGGTCTGGATCTCGATCCGGTTGTTGGGGAACTGATCGACCAGGGCGGCGATCAGATCATCACCTTCGAAGCCGTCGATCCTGGCCTGCCAGGCGGGCGTCAGGTCCAGCAGCTTGCGGATGAAGTTGATCGCTTCGAAGAGCGACTGGGTCTGCGGAGGCCGCTTCGACTTGTAGGCGGGGAAGATCTTCCGGCGGGCGTCGTTGCCGCCAACGCCGTCCCAGGTCCAGATCCGCATGCCGGCCATCTGGGTTTCGTTGATGATCCCGCGGATCATGTTGATGTGGGAGATGTGGTGTTGAGAGAGGCGCTCTCGGAGCACACTCATCCCATCGTACAAGACGATTTTTTCCATGGCTGTGGCCTCGGACGTCGTATGCTATGTGGGGAAAATGACCCCCGCCGGCCGTGAACCCGGCGGGGGTCGACTTCTGCAGAGAAGGGCTTCGGTCGGGGCTTAGGCGGCCTCGGCCGACGCTTCTCCTTCGCCGTCCTGGGAGACGATCAGGAAGTCCGGGAACTCCGCGGCGCCCCAGGTGTTGCCATTGCCCGAACGCTGGCCGGCGGTCAGCGTGCCGCGCAGGAGCGCGTTGCCGATGACGCCCTTGTCCTGCAGATCGGTGTACGGCTTGATGAAGGCCGCGAAGTCCTTGAAGTTGGTGATGCTGAGGGACAGGCCCAACAGCTCGCCGGCGGCGATCAGGACGTCGCCCTTCTTGTTCTTCACGTCAGCCAGGACCTTCAGCGGAATGTCGGCCGACGGGTAGTCGCCCTTGCACTTCGCGTCGAGACGCATGGCCTCGTTGATCGTGTCGGCCCAGGACCGCTTGGTCCGGGACTCGACCATCCGGTCGAACGACTTCAGGTACTTGGCGGGGTTGCCGTAGCGGACCCCGAAGTACGGCTGGATGGAGTCCATCTCGAACTCCACCTCGATGGTGTCGATCGGCGTGGTGGTGTCGGCGCCGATGTAGAAGCCGGCCTTGTCGACCTTCATGTAGGCTTTCACCTGCATGCCGGTCTGGGCCAGCATTTCCCCCAGCTTGACGGGACGACCCGGCTGAACGGCGGCGGGCTGGTAGGCCACGACGTTCGACGGAGCGACTTCGGTCGCGGGGAGAACCTGTTTCGCAGCGGCCTGAGCAGCGGCGATCTGGGCGTTGATCTGTTCGAGTTGAGTCATTGGAACCTTGATTTGATGTTCGGGCCACAGCGGCCCGAGAGGGAATAGAAAGCAAAAAGCCGCCCAGTGATAGGCGGCTTTCTTAGGGAGTGTAGTACACTAGACCATTTAGTTAGGTGGGCACCTCCTCATGAGTGTTGAAGCGAAGGATCTCGCGGGTTGGCTCGACCATGTTGGCGTCCCGAGACTTACGCTCGATGATCGCCATGTTCTTGGTGTCGAGGCTGTTCAGGTAGGCCATGGTGGTGACGCGCAGGGGAATACCCTTGCGGTCGCCGCGGACGGTTCGGCGGAAGCCCTGGATGACGTCGCTGTCCAGGTAGCCGAGTGAGGCGTTGATGACGTGGTTCACCTGGCGGTCGCCGGAGAACTGCCAGTTGTAGCCAACGCTGGCCACCCGGTAGGACGCGACGAGAAGGTCGAGCTCTCCGTTGACGAAGGCCTTGTCGTTCCGGTCGCGGTCGGCGCCGGACGTCTCTCCCGTCATCATGCCGACCCGCAAGCCCATCTTCCGCGCGAGAGCAGCGATCTCTCGCTGCTGGGGACGGAAGAAGGCGAAGGTCAGGAGCGGCGTGCCTGTGCGGATGTGATCCTCGAAGTGGATCTCGAGGGCGTCCAGCTTTGCCGGCCGGTGCCCTGGGCAGATGTCGACAGGCGGGCCGCCCTCCTCCAGCAGGTTGGGGAAGAGGTTGGGGTGCTCCATGATCTGCCTGGCCCGGATGGTGGCCACGCCCGGCAGGGTGCCGTTGATCATGAAGTCCTCGAGCTCGAGGTACGCATCCTCCTCGAACTTGTCGTACATGACCCTCTGGCGGTCGCTCATCGCGACCCAGTCCATCTCCATGACGATCTCCTGGTTGCCGTAGACCGAGTTGAAAGTCCGGTAGATGGCGTGCTTGGCCAGGATCTGGCGGATCCGATCGTGGTTGTGCCACGAGGTCGGCCGGCCGAAGTCGTCGAGGATCGCATGCTCCGACAGGAACTGGTCGTAGCCCATCGGGTAGTAGAGGGGCTCGATCGCGTGGATGGCGGAGTAGGCGCTGTCCAGCCGGCCGTTGACCAACGTGCCGGTCATCAGGACCATCTCCTCCATCCGCCGCGCCAGGTCGTAGAAGGCGAGGGTTCGGCTTGAGCCGGGGCCGCCGAAGCACATGTGGTGCTCGTCGGTGTCGACAGCCCGAATGTCGGAGGGCAGCTGGTCAGCGATCATCCGGAAGCGGTCCGGGCCGACCAGCAGCACCTTGGCCCCCGAGTTGAGGGCCGCCTTCACCTTCTTGGGACTGCCGTCGATGATGGCGGTGTCCAGAGAGGTGAAGGGGGTGAAGCGGCAGATCTCCCGCTCGTTCTTCGCCATCAGCTGTTTGGGCTGGATCCAGAGCGTCCGCATCTGGCTGGTCTGCCACCGGGCGAACTGGTTGACGGCGACCGAAGGGGTCTTGCCCACACCCGGCTCCGCCAGCTGCAGACACTTCTTCCGGGCCATGTAGAAGGCCAGGTCGGCCAGCTGGTCAACTCGTAGGGAAAGCACGGGCATGTTCCATGTGCTGTCGGAGGCTCCAGGCTCCGTAGGCTTCAAGGGGTTGGTTGGAGACGTCCGCCCAGGTCAGTTCGCTTGTGATGTGCGTGACCCCGTCGAAGAGGGGCACCCGGTCGGTCGTTACGATGAGCATGCGTCGGTCGGTGGCCTGGGCCATCATGATCAGCTCCTGGCATTGCCGGCCGTAGTGGCGGTCGACACCGATCCAGACGATCGGGCTGAGGTTGGTGACGCCGAACAGCCCCTGCTGGTCGCGGATCTTCTTCCACCAGACGGGGTGGATGATGGACTCGGTCGGTGATGCCAACCGGCTCAGCTCCTGGATCACCTCAGCGAGGCGACGATCCGGGTCATGGAGCACCAGCACCTTCTCGTCGCGGGGACGAGGGATCGGCAGGAAGACTGCGGCGAGGGGGTCTTCGATCCAGCCGCCGGGCTCCACTGTCTTGTGGATATCGACGTTGTGAGGGCAGCGTTGGCGCCGCGGCTGGATCTGAGGGACGAACGGACACGGAAGATCCGGAGAGATCAGGTTGGTCGCCCCGGACGGCTGCACCAGGAAGGGGATGTCTCCCCTCGCCCAGTGCAGCCCATACCGGCTAACCAGCACGGGTCAGGAGCGACCCAACGAGACGCCGCTGGTCCTTGTGCTTCATCTGGTCCAGCAGCGGCATCACGGTCAGCGCCTTGAAGTGTTCACGGGGCGGGCCGGCCGGGAGGGCTTCGTACCTCTGCGAGATGATCCAGTAGGACAACGTCGCTTCGGCGAGGGACGACTCAACGATCGGCATTTGAAATCGTCCCCATGGCCAGTTCCGCGTAGGGGATGTCGAGGACATCCGCCAGCTTGACCAGCTCCGTGACCGTGAGGTCGTGAGAGCCAGCCTCCATACTCCGCACCCGAATTCGGCTGCTGTTCACCAACAGGCCGAACTGCGTCGGACCGAGATTGTTCTCGGCCATGTAGCGGGTGATGTGAAGACCCACGATCCCGTGAACCGTCGTCAGCGGACGCTTGTCGAGAATGATCCGGGGATCCTTCGGCTGGAGCTTCCTCTCCCGATCGGGGTGGCGGGCTTTGTCGATCTTGACCAGCTTGTTGATCGTGCTCGTCGCACGGCCAGAGGCGTCAGCCAGGACCGCGACGCTCTCTCCCGCCCAGTACCGTTTGAGCAGGGCTTCGTTGATCGCTTCGATTTCGTCTTGGAGTTGCGTCATTGCGTCTTTCTGTTTCGAGGGGGGACTTAGCTCAGTTGACGCATCTCGGGGCCTCCGTGCTGCTACTGGCCTGAGCGATCCAGACCATCTGTTCGATGGTCCGGGGACTGCGGTCGAACCGCGCGGCGACGTCGGCGACAGGTGCGCCGCCCAGGACTTCAGCGACAGCTCGAGCGTTGAGGCTCTTCAACTTCTGCCCCACGGTTTGAGTAGTCGTCATGAATAGATTTCCTGATCTCGTTTTTGCCGACTGTGCGGTAACTGTGCGGCGGAATCTGCCGCCGACGGATTGGGGTGGTCGGGGCTTCCTCGCGAAAACCTCAACGTAGACAGTAGTTTGGGGAGATATAAGGGGTTGCTCGGGGGCGGGTCTCCGGTTTTGGAGACCGATGCTCTACCAGCTGAGCTACACTCGTATATCTCTAACTACTTGTTTTTATTCACTATCTTCAGACTGTGTTGGCTCCAGACCGATGCACTGTGCGGGAAACTGTGCAGTCACGGGGAACGTGATCTGCCGGTATCGGGCCAACGCTGAGTCCGAAGCGTGTCGTGCATATCGGGTTGTGATTGAGAGGGTCGTATGGCCCAACACGTCGCGGATCGCAAGAGGATCGACCCCGCCCTGGGTGCTCCAGCTGGCGAAAGTGTGCCTAAGGGCGTGATTTTTATAGCCTTTCACACCCGCCCGCTTCTGCACCGCACGTCGGATCGGACCGAGCGAGGCGCGCTCCTCACCCGTGAGCGGGTTGGGGAACACCAGGCCGGCCGGCCTACCCTTCGGGGTGGGTCCGTACTGTGCGGTCAACTGTGCGGTGAGGGCCTCGAGGGCCTGGGGCAGGATCGGAATTCGTCGTGACCGGCCTCGCTTCGTCCTCGAGTTGTCGAGGTTGCCGAATTCAATGACGAGGTTCTTGAGGTCTACCTCTTCCCACACGAGACCTTTCAGCTCGCCGGCTCGCATGCCCGTTGTGGCCAGCATGACCAGGATGCGGCGGTGCTCTTCTGTCTGACAACTGTCCAGGACGTCCTGGAATTGTTGGGGTCGGAGCTGCTGGTCGACCTGGGGCGTCTCCTTCAGGAAGCGCCGGTCGAAGGTCTTTGCGGGGTTGTGGGTCGGGGCGCCTTCGAGCTCGTGATCCATCACCGTCGTGTAGACGGCGGAGATCAACGAGATCATGCGACGGATCGTGGCGTCCGACGTCATCCTGGTAGGGGTGACGGCCGTCCGGCGGCGCTCCAACGCGAAGGCTTTCAGGTGCTCGTGGGTGAGCAGGTTCAGATCAAAGTCGCCCAGGCAGCTGCCGGCGATGACGGCGGCACGGGAGCCGTCGTTGTAGCGGGTCGACGGCTTGATCCTGGCGAGCTCGAGATGCTGGGTTGCAGCGTCGAGCCAGGTCAGGCCGCCCGGACGTGGACCTTGAGCAATGGAGGCGACCTCGGCGTCAATCCGATCCTGGAAGCATCTCGCAACTTCGCGAGCTTTGCCCTTGTCTCGGGTGCCAGTCGATCTTCGTCCGACCCCGTCATGTTCCCGGGGGTCACGAAGATAGACGTACCAGTTGGACGAGCCGGCGCGCTTGAAGAGGTCAGCCATGCGTCGAGGACCCTTGCGTTGAACCGCCACTGAGCACCCACCTTGATCCCTCCAGGCAGCTGCCCGGATTTGGCGTAGTGGATGATGGTGCGGCGCGGCAGCTTGAGCCGCAGCTGTACTTCCTGCGGGGTGTAGAAGTCTGACAATCCATGGTTCCGATGCGCTTATTGCAGCCCTCGAACCGCCGCGGTGATCACATTCACCACGACTTCGGGTACTTGATGGTCGCAGCTCTCAAGCAAATGCTTTGCCGTCGTCATCGCGTCTATAGCTTCCGGCCAGAGGGTTGAGAACTCTGAGGGAGAGTACGACAGCTCCAGAGCTACGCCAAGCTGTTCTGCAAGGACGTAGATCGTCGAGAGTACGGTTTGGTCTTGGTTCATATTGACTCCAAGTGTGGACGCCCCAAGAGTATTCTTGGGGCCACGCCACCTAGTGCAGGGGATAGTTGATGTTCGCCAGCGACCAGCACTGTGAACATTCCAAGCAACGGTTCCCCTGTGAGGCCGCTGCGGGACACTGGACGACCGTATCAGAAGTGTCCCGGCCTACTGTCGAGTAGGGGAGACCGTACGGTTGCCTTTTCGGCTCTGCGCCAACCATGGTTGCGGAGATGCGAATAACCAGATTGGGTACAACGGGCCCATGCAGACGCAGATATTCCTTGACGATCGCCCCCTCTCGAGTGGGCAACCAGTGGTCTAGTTGCGGAGTCTTCGCCGCGATTTCGTTGATCTGTCGAAGCATCTGGATCGACTGCAGGTCACCACTATCCATCCAGCGGAAGCGGTTCTCGGTGATCACTACTCCGTCCTTGGTGCGCGTCTTGCGCGTCCGGGCGTGGAGGCTGGTCAACACCATTGTGAAGGCCTCAACGAAGTCAGGGTGATCGAGGCCGGCTTTCCGCCTGGCGTGAGCTGCCTTGACATTCGAAAAGTTGTAGTTGCCCTTCAATGCGTAGCATGACGAGCAGGTGCTGTCTTTGACCTGCTGCAATTTGCCGCCGGTGATGCAGTCGTGAGCCGAGATGGACCACGACCACCAGGGCATCTTGGACGGGCTGGACAATCCCCCAACGATGATGAGGGCCTCGCGGTAGGTGAGAGTCATGGAGTTTCCATAGAAAAAGGCCCGCGGCTTTCGCCGGGGCCTTGCTGATTTGATCTGATCTGGTTTGGGTCGTCGGGTCTTAGGTCTTAGGGGATCCTGCGATGAGCGGTGACGGTCCAACCTGTCTTGGTTCGGACCATGAGGAAGTCAGCATCCGAGCCAGGACCGCCGAAGCAGAGCGTGGGTCGGGTGCTGTCGCGGTGTCGAAGTGCACACTCGAGGCTGCGTCGGGCGAAGGCCGGCTCGCCGGTGAGGATGATCCTCACCGAACCACCACCGGCTGGGTCTCGGACGCGATGACCATCCTGGCGCCACAGGGGAGCAGGGGTTCATGCGGCGAGTAGATCACCCGGCTGGGGCCGGGGATCTCCACCTCCATCGCGTAGGTTGCCTTCCCGCGCCGGCCGCTGCGGAATGAGACGGCCGGCAGGGTGGTGCCGTTCTTGCGGTTGGCATCAATGACGCCGCGGTTGATGTGGGTGAAGAAGGTCACTTCACCACCTTCACCTTTCCGGTCCCGTCGAACCGGACCTCGGTCACACTCTCGACCGCGCCCGGCTTCGGCTTGACCCAGAAGAAGAGCAGGTTCAGGATCCAAACGACACCCTCAAGCCGACGCAAGGTTCGCCAATCAGCGTCGTTGAGGATGTTGGCGCCGCAGCTGGGGCAAGGTGCGTTGCGGTATTTGGGGTACTCGGCCCGGGTGATGGTCATGTCGGACCAGTCGCACCCAGGTGCATCACACTTCAGGCCCCCGCACTCGTTCTCGATGGCTTTGGTCATCAGAACGGCTCGTACCCAGCGATGCGGATGAAGGCCGAGGTGAACCCTTTCGGCGTGTAGATCGTCGCCAGGTCTTGCCCGTTGGCGAAGGCTGTCCAGCAGCGGGCGATGGCGGCGACGTTGATGCGGCCCGTCAGGGCATGCCCTGTCTTGTCGCGAGACCGAACGGCCCAGTTGCGGAGGGTCAGTCTCGGATCAGACGAGCGCAGGTGGGCGCCGGTGGTGACGCCTTCCAGGAACTCGTCCATCTGGGGTATCAGCTTGCCCTTCCGGTTGGCCAGGTAGATGACGGCGGCCAGGGGGCCTGCGTTCACCTGCGATTTTTTGGACGCCGCCTTCGCCTGGGTCGCCGCACGCTCCAGCTCTGGGTTGCCGATGCAGAAGCGACTGATTTCGGTACGGGCAATGGCGGTGTTGAGGTCCAGCCCCATCGAGTAGAGAAGCACGAGACGCGCGGCGGAGGTGACCACCGATGCGTACTGTATGCCCGCAATGCTGACCACGTCCGCGGCAGTGCGCGAGGCTCCGGAGTCCAGTGTCACGAAGTTCGAGGCTGGAACGCCTCGCTTCACGCCCATGTAGACGGGGACACCAGCCTCGATCACCCCTTCGCAGCGGTGCTGGCCATCGATCATGTTGCCGTTCTCGTCGAAGATGATGTCCTGACCGTTCACGCCCCAGTGGCCGGAGCGCATCTCCGAGGCGTATTTCGCCGTGAGGTTTCTGCGCTTGGGTCGGTTGTTGATGTTGAGCAGCAGATACCGAGCGGCGTCCGCCGGGGTGACCAGTTCGACGCCCCAGGTGATGTGGGAATGGGGGTGGAGGGGGGTGACGGTCTTCAGTTGAGCGTGGAGGCGCATGAGAATTATCCTTGAACGATGGTGTTGACGGAGGGGGTGGCGACCTTCTCGAACGGGTAGACGTCCTTGAGGTGGGTCTGCACGAAGCGACCCTTGCTGTTGGAGGCCAGGAAGGCCCCGTAGACGTCCTCGGGGACGCCGGAGTAGCGGTAGACGCCCGTGGCGAACTCGACCTCCATGAGGCCGGCGCTGTAGCCGGCGGAGACGACGTTCGAGGAGACGACAGGTTGGCGGATCATGCGACGATGTATCCTTTTCGATGGGCCTGATCGGCGTAGTCGCTGATCGGCATGTTCGGGGTGAAGTGCATGTCCCGCTCGACGCCGACGCTGCGGATCTCGCCCAGGTCGACGTAGCCCAGCTCGGGGAAGCCCATGCCCAGGTCACAGAGACCGAAGGCGTAGTCCTCGTTGTCGGGATCGATCTCGGTGAGCAGCCAGGTGCAGTTGGCGAAGGGCGTGAACAGCTTCACGACGGGGAACGGGTTGTCCTGGCCGCAGTTGGCGAGCAGCTGCTCACGCTGCGGGCTCGTGAAGAGGCTACCCATAGACCAGCTCCCCCAGCGCGCAGAGCTGGAAGAAGACGTCGGCGGTTTCGGCGTCCCACTCCTCCTGCATCATGTCGGCGAAGTGGGTCGGAAAGTCGCCGGCCATGAGCTCGATCCCCTTCTGGACCGAGATGTTGTCCATGACGGTGACGTCGCCGTCATCGTCCGTGACGGTGAAGGCGAAGGGGTTCTCGTAGGTCTCGGCCTTCGAGTAGTCCTTGCCGCCGAGGTCGATATGGCCGCACCAGTAGGTGCTGCCGCCCTCGATGGCGCCGACCATCATGTCGGCGATGGACTGGGCGGAGACGTCGATGGTTGCGCGGTAGGTGGTCATGGCAGGATCAACTTCTTGACGGGGGTGACCGGCTCGATCAGGGCGTGGCCGGAGACGTGCATGGGGGCGGGCGGCGTGGCCGCGGGGGTGTTGATCGCCAGCCAGACCTTGCCGGTCTTGGCGATCTCGGCCATCTCCTCGTCGCTGAGGATCCAGCAGGAGACCCAGTTGTCGTCGGCGAAGAAGGCCGGGCACGGCTCGGTGCCGGGGTGGTTCAGAAGACGGTTGTGGCCGTCGAAATAGGCAGAGCGTGCCATCAGCTACGCATCCTTTCAGCGAAGATCGGGAACCGCTCGGGGTCCAGGTGGATGGAGTGCCAGCCCACGCGGCTGGACCAGGACCAGAGGTCGATCGCCTCGATCTGGGCCGGCGTGAGCCCGGCGGTTTGCAGCTCGGCGATCACCTCGTCGGCCAGGGCCTGGTTCTTGGTGGGCTGCCGTCGGGCGACGATGACGACCCAGATGAAGCCGATGGTGGCGACGATGGTGAAGGGGATGATGAGATCGGGGCTCACGCGACCGGCCTCCCGGACATGATCGCGATCACCCACTTCGGAGGCAGGATCTGGCCCTGGGCGTCCATGCAGGCCATGGCGCCGACGAAGAACTCGACCTCCGCAATGTCGTATTTCCTGCTGGCGGGCTTGAGGCCGCTGGCCTTGGCTCGGTCGAGCCAGGCGGCTTCGATTTTCTCGGTGAGGGACATGATGTAGTCTCCTGCAGCCCCGGCTGGTTGCAGCCGGCCGGGGCTCTGGTTGAGGTTAGGAAAGACCCAGCTGGCTCTCGGCGCGGTCGATGCGGGCGACCAACGGGGTGAGCTTTTCGGTGAGCCCCAGCTCGTGGTCGATCGCGTCGAGACGCTCGGGGATGCTCTTGAGCATCGGGGTGAGGCCGAGCTGGCTCTCGATGAGCTCGATCCGGGTCAGGATCGTCGCCGCCTCGTCTTCGTCGTCGTCCTCATCGATCCAGGAGGTGTCGTCGTCGTCCGACTCGACCAGCTCGAAGATGCCGATCGGGTACTTGAAGCCGGGGGCGGGGTGGTACTGGTTCAGGCGAGTCTCGACGACCGCGTAGCCCCGATCACCGTTGCAGTCTTCGCCGGCCGTGTCGGTCTCGATGACCTTGAAGGGGCCCGGTTCGTTCCGCAGTCCGTACCTGTCGACCTCGGGCTTGATCATCACCAAGTCGCCGGCGGTGATCGATGCCGGCCCGAACACGAACTCGTTCTGAGGGAAGAAGGTCGTGGCCGTGTCCTGGTCGATCTCCTGCAGCACCTCGTAGCGGCAGCAGCGGGCCTTGCTGAGGTTGTAGTCGGTCGGGAAGGCGACGACGTCGCGCGGGTGGACCTTGACCAGGACGATCTTCCGATCGGCGTTGAAGCCGCCGTAGGACGGCAGGTACTCGGCGGAGCAGAAGTGCAGGCCGTCCGCGCAGGTCTGCTCGGGGTCCTCGTTGACCATGTTCCGCGGCATCTCGCAGACGTTGCCCGGGGTGTTGTCGAAGGTCCCCGAGTAGACGTCCAGGTAGTCGGACTTGACGATCTTGTAGGCGACGATGTGCCCGTCCGGGGTGATCGGCAGCTTGCCGGCCTCGAGCCAACGGTAGAGGTCCTGCACGGCGCGCCGGCTGGGGTTGAGCAGCACGTTGTTCAGGAGGTTGGCCATCGGCTCGAACGGCAGGCCGGTCTGCACCATCTCGACGATCCGCTGGACCAGGTAGTTGTGCAGCGGCTCGCCCCGGAAGGTGACGTGGCCGTGGTAGACGGTGACCTCGCCGAACTTGCCGAGGAGATCCCCGAGCGCCAGGGCGACGTCGGCGATCTTGGCGATCTCGGCCTGATCGCCGGCGAGGATGGCGCGGATCAGACGCTCGTAGGCCGGCTGATCGTTGGTGAGGGTGAACGGACTTCCGTCCGACTTGAGGACAGTAACGCTGTCCACACTCTGAATGTAGAACGGGATCATTTCATCGTTTCCTTGATGAGCTTCAGTTGCTCGGGGCTGTAGTCCATGTCGATCGTCTTGTGGGCGATCTGCAGAAGCAGGGTCAGCTGCGGGTTGCTCTTGGCGAACTCCTGCAGAAGCGGGAGAATGCCCGTCCGGTCCTTGGGGGCCGGCAGGGTCGTCAGGTTCTCGCTCGCCGCACGGCGCAGGAATGCGACGTCAGTGGGGTTGTTCCTGTTGTGGTCTCGCAGGCCCTGCGCACGGCGCCGGAGGGCGACGGGGAAAAGGTCCGGCGCGCGGAGCAGCGTCATCCAGAGGGCGGAGGTGGCCGGGTCGGCGTTGATCGTCCCGATCGTCTCTTCGGCGTCGAAGGTCTCGAGGGCGCTGTGGCCCTTGAGAGCCGTCTCGATCCAGGCGTTGACGTAGTTGTCCAGACGCCGGGCCGGGTCGGGCTTCAGTTCCTTCTGAGCGGCCTTGGGCAGACCCGCGATGCTCGTCGGGGTGACCAGGCCGATCGAGCGATACGGCTGGAAGCCATCCTCCGGGTCAGCGCCGCAGAAGGGGATCCAGATGTCGTCGTCGTAGCCGCCGCGGCCGATGGTCCACTTGCCGTGCTCCCTGGAGAACTCGTAGACCGACAGCTTCATACGGGCTGCCTTGACCCGATCCTCGACTTCCCCGTCCGACAGATTGCAGGACTGGACGTGAGGCAGATCGTCCAGCTCACGCCGCAGGGCGGCGAGGTTGGGGATCTTCGGGCTGGGGTAGACGACGACGTAGCGGGAGATCGAGGCCGAGTGCAGGGCCTGGAGCCGTTCGCGCACCCGGGGAGCACGATCTTCCGTCAGGTCGTGGAAGACGAAGATCGTCTTCTCCAGATGGTGAACGTAGCTTTCGGCGTGGCTTCCGAGGTGCTCGGGGCTGGGTGAAATGCTCCCTCCCCGGTTCGACGGCTTCCAGACGGAGACGTCGTTGCGGAGGGTGAATTCCTCGCGACTGTTCTTGAAGTACTCGCCCTGGCCCGGGATACGCTGGCTGTGCCCATCCTCGTTCTTCCTGTAGAGACCGTTGGCCTTGTTCCACGCTGTGAACACGTCGCTGAGACCACAGGTCTTCAGCTGCTGCGTCAGGGTCAGCGCGGCGACCTTGCCGAGGGCCGGCTCCAGAGCTCGGATGTCGGTGACCAGAGAGGCCATGATCTCGGCCGCCCGGGACTCGAGGACCTCGATCGTCCGCTTGTCGTAGGACAGGGCCTCGCGGCTGGGCGCCAGGCTCAGTTCGCCGACCTGGAAGATCGGGATGATCGACGCCGGGAGCTTGACGGAGGTCTGGCTCCAGTCGACGCCGTAGGCCACCGGCCCCATCAGCACTCGGAGATTGGCCTGCAGCATGCTGAAGCCGTAGCTGGTGCGGGAGGGGGCTCGCAGCAGGTACGTCGGCTTGCGGACGATCCAGTTCTGTTCACGTGGGGCGACGACCCCGTGGACGACCCAGCTGCCCTCGGGCATCCAGGTCAGGATCTTGACGATCTTGTCCGCAAAGGTGTTGTAGTCAGCCGCCTTGATGGCGACCTGGACTTCGAACCCGGTCGGCTCATTGGTCGGAACATCGGCCGCCATGGTGATGGCCGGAATGCCGTCCGCGCCGCGGATGATGATGTAGGTGCGGCGCCGGCCCCCGGTGATCGAGATAGCGGTCCAGCGGTCGGTGTAGGCGAGAGCGGCCATGCGGCCGACCCCGAAACCCCCGACCGCGGTGTCGTCACCGTCCTTGGTCGAGTAGCCCAGGGCCAGGTAGTGGTCCATCATGAATTCGTGGCTGATGCCCGGGCCGGCGTCCTTCACCGAGAACATCGGGCTCATGCTGTGCGGGGCGGAAACGATGAACTGGCCCGACGGGTTGGCGTCCAGGGCGTTGCAGATCAGCTCGCGCACCACAGCGAGGGGTTTGTCGGAGTACATGGAGTCCGACATGATGCTGAACACCTTCGCCACATCGCCGATGCGGAAGCTGGAGGTGTTCTGACCGCCGCTCATTTCGAGCTGCCGATCGAGAGTAGCGAGTTTCATTTCGTCAGTTCCTCATAGATTTTGATCGCCGCTTCGACTGCGGCTGGGTTGCCCTGTCCTGTAACGAGGGCGGCTTGCAGCCGCTTCAGTCGTCGAGGCAGGAAGTCAGGTCTGTGGAAATCGTCCCGCATGTTCGCGTTGATCTGCGGGTCATCTGTCGGGTTCGACAGGAGGATTGGGAAGGCACTCATTTGCTTAGCCCAGTGGGGAAGACGAAAAAGCCCGGCCGCATCACGCCGGCCGGGCTCTTTATTCGTGAACTATGGGTATCGGGGGTTGATTACTTCATCTTTTCTACTCCGTATAAATTCCGGCGACGTCGTCGTCGACCCACACCCAACCCATGACGTAGGCGCCGGCGTCTTCGCCCTTGCTCACGATGGCGTTGTCGTCGATCTCGACCTGACCCTCACGGACGTAGTCCATGCCGTCGGCCCTATCGCGGTAGGCGTTCAGCTGGGGCTCGGCCGCCTTCTGGGCGTCGCAGAGGTAGGTGAAGACGGCGCCGGAGCTGGGCTCGTTGCAGTTGATGGCGTCGCACAGCTCGTCGAGCTCTTCGGACGTGAAGCGAGCGACCTGGTTCTCGTCGGTGGCGATGTCGGCCCAGCGCTCGTCGCCCTGCTCGAAGTCGTATTGCAGGGCGCGCAGGCCGGCGAGGGTGTGGTGGAATTGCTGATCAGTCAGCAGCAGGAGCTTCATGTTTTGTACTCAGTATAATGGCGTCGTCGTATCGCGACTGGGCGTGTTGGAGCTCGTCGAACCTGAGCTTGATCAACGCTGCACAGCGCAGCGCAGCGGTCGGGCCGTAGATGGTGGTGGTGTCGTCGGGTCCGTAGTCGACCCAGGCGGCGGCGGCGTGCTTGGCGGAGACCTCTTTGAGGAAGTCCTCGAAGTCGCTGCCGAAGCCGCCGGAGAAGGTGCCGTCGACTTCGTAGCCGAACTCGTCACCCTCGAAGCTGATGATGACCTCGCCGTACTCGGTCCTGAAGGACCCAGGCATGCCGGGGTCGAGCACTTCGCCGACGTTGCGCTCGTAGGTCTGTAGGATGACCTCGGGGTCGGCATCCGGCTTGAGCGGGACGGTCCCGCTGTATCTGTAGTCGGCGGGCATCAGGTGATCTCCAGAGGGGGCGGGGTGAAGTCGCGGGCCCACTTCAGCTGCTCGATGATCGCGACCGGATCGCCGGCCTCGAGCACGGACAGGGGGATGGCCGGCTCGGCGTTGATGGAGTTGAACGTCCGGAAGACGTTGGTCTCAGCCGTCCAGATCAGGATCTCCTCCTGGATCTCGTACTTGGCCTCGTTGTGGCGCCGGAAGCTGAGGTCCAGCTCGTGGCAGGCGTTCTGGATCTGCTCGAACTCGCCCCATCGGGCCTGGTCGTCGAAGAGCTCGATGACCTCGCCGGCTCGGAGGTAGGCCAGGATCTCGTCGATGTCGCCGAAGGTCTCCCCAGCTTCAGGGCCGGCTGCGTCGTGCATGATGGCCGTGGTCAGCTGGTTCAGCTTGGCTTCGGGGATTTTGCCGCCGAGGATGATGGAGGCGGAGACGTAGTCAGCCATGGGGCGGCTCCTGTTTCAGGGTGTCGAGGGAGAAGGTCTCCAGAAGCCACGCGTCGTAGGCGTCGTGGTCGATCAGGTTGCCGAAGCAGAAGCAGTCCGGCCGCTCCGCGCCGAAGGCGAGGAGCTGTTCACGGTTCCACAGCAGGAAGCCGACCATCGAGCCGCCGGGGGAGACCTTGCGGTCATGCGCCAGCTGGTCGTCCTCGGATCGGTTGTGGGCCCGGCTGTAGGCGGCGAAGCGAGGGTTGAACTCGACTTCGGTCATCGCACCATCACCACGACGTCGTCGATTTCGAAGGGGTCGGCATCGTCCCAGCCGGAGCCCTGTTCGACGTAGTCGTCGGTCGGGTCCCAGGTGCCGTTGTCGATGGCGGCCTGGGCCTTCGCACGGGCGTCGGCCGGGGAGGTGCCGGTGAAGTCGCAGGAGTTGACGTGTCGAGACACGAAGCGCCGGCTGGTCAACACCCGGTAGGTGGTTTGAGGGGGCCGGTTCAGGATCAGGTCCGAGACCTGATCGGCAATGGCGCCGGCCGGGTGTGTGGTCGGCCGGCCGTTGGCGTCCCACTCGACCCAGTCGAGGATCATCGGCACGATGCCCAGGTCGAAGGCTTCCATGTCCTTCGCCTCAAGGTCCATCAGGGCGTAGACTTCCTCGACCCACGGGGTCAGCTCGACAGCCCGGTCCCGCATTTCGCAGACGCCTTGGGTTGCGAAGAGCTCACTGTCCCGGAGGCCGAACAGGTGCTCCCAGATGCACATCGAGGTTTGGACGTGGTCGTCCTGAACTTTGTCGAGGGCGTCCTGCAGCTGGCCGCGGATCGTGTCGATCTCCGGCTGCTCCTCGAACACTTCGACGGTGTTGTCACAGAGCCACCCACCCAGATCGAGGATGGCTTGTTCGACGGCGGCCCTCACAGGGCACCCATGATTTCGACGAACGCGGCGTCGGCCTGGGCCTGGGAGATGTGCTCATCCCAACAGTGATCGGAACTCACCGCCTGCATCGACACATGTCCGCGGCCGTCGTTCAGCTGGCTCAGGCTGTCGTGGGCCCGTTGCAGCCAGCTGAGTGCGCCGGGGTTGTCGGTGGTCACTTCGCCCGACTCGATCAGAGTGTCGATCGTGGAGTTGGAGAAGTCGTCGAGGTAGGCCGCGGTGTCGTAATCCAGAGCCGCGCCGATCCCACAGGGGCCGGCGTACTTGCAGACTTGGGTGGGGGCGCCGACCGCTTGAAGCGTTCCGTCGGCATAGGCTCGCCGGGCCGCGGCGAACACGTCCGCCGCGATGAGGTGGATAGTCATTTGAAATCCTTGGGGTTTTAGAGGTGTGCAGCCTCTTCCACGGTCAGCGTCCAGTCGGTGCTGAGCAGGGTGATGTTGATGTTGACGACGGTGCCCCAGTGGGGGCCGGCCTCGACGAGATCGTGGATCTCCTCGAGTTCTAAGATGTCGAAGACCTTGGACTTGAGGCCGGCGTCGTGGCGGTAGAGGACCGAGGCTCGCCAGCGGGTCATGTCGGATCCCCCAGCTGGACCTGGAACATGGGCGGCTCGTCCTCGTCCTCGTCGAAAGCGGCCTCCGCCAGCTCGTACTCGAAGTGACCGATCCCGCGTTCGGCGATCGCCTTGGCGTCCCAGCCCTGTTGATGGGCCAGGTGCATCAGGTCCCCGATCAGGTCTCCGATGACGTCGGGTCCATCACCGTCAGGGCCGTCGGTGACCATGTTGTCGAAGCTCTGGCCTCCGAAGACTTCCTTGGAGAAGACATTGGCGGCTGTTCGCGCCCAGTCGGCGCGGTCGATGTTGTCGGGTTCACCAGTCATAGGTCTTGAACTCCTTGAGCTCGGGGGCGTCCCGGTCGAACTTCAGCCAGGCGATGTTGTGGGAGCGGGCGAAGTAGAAGATCGCGTTGAGGTCTTCGTCGTGCTCGGGCCAGGTGGCCCCCTTGGGGACGTAGACGAAGGCGCCGTACTCGTTGGGGTAGGAGGGGGCCAGGTTCTCGATGTTCTCGAGGGCTTCCTGGGTCAGGTGGGCGGTGCTGAGGGCCAGCAGGTTTTCGAGTTGCATCAGCGGTAGGCCAGCGCGTCGATCGCCCTAACGATCGTCTCGATCGTCTCGGTCACGTCGTGGAAGTAGCCGGGGCCGAGGCGGACCCGCGAACAGACCCGCTGGTTGTTGAGGGTGACGTCACACATCCCGTCGATCTTCTCGGGGTTGATCCAGATGAAGTCGCCGCCTCGGGCGGTCAGTCGGATGAATTTGGGCATCAGGCAGTCTTCCCTTCCAGCGCATCGAGGCGCTCGTCGAACAGGCGGAGGATTTCCCGCACCTGCCCCATGTTTCCGGTGCTGATCTCGTTGATGCGTTCCCACATCGACAGGCCGGCGACGCGTTGCTCTTCGGCCCAGCGGGCCTCGTCCTGGGCTCGGCACTCGGCCTCGCGTCGGGCGCGTCTTTCTCGGGCGTAGCTGTGCATCAGTTGGAACTGAAGAACGCGGCGGCCGGGTAGTCGGGGTGGGGGCTGAAGGGGCCCCAGAGCTTGATGATCTTGCCCTGGGTGTCTTCGTGGTGAGGCTCACCCCTGAAGAACTGGGCCGCTGCGTCGGCGGCCTCCTCAAGGGTGGTCGGAGGCCCATCGCTCCAGACTTCCTCGCTGGCGAGGAGGTTGTCGTCGAGGTCGAAGAGGCGGGCGAGGTAGAAGTTCTGGATCGTCATTTGATCTCCTCCGTGGCTTCGACCGACACGTCATCCCGGCGGATGTAGTTGCCGTCCGAGATCTGCCAGTTTGCGTTGTTGCGGTTGGTCTCGTTGACGGCGAGGGCTGCCGCGGTCGAGGCGTCTTCAGCCTCGATCGTGACGTCGGCCCAGGCTGTCGTGTCGGTGATGAGGCGGACGCAGAATTTGGGCATCAGCCGGCCGCCGCTTGACGCAGAAAAGTCCGCTCGTCCTGGGTCAGGTACTGCCAGCAGGACGGGTCAACGATCCGCTGGATGAAGCTGAGCAGGGCGTCGGAGCCGTAGAGCTTGATGCCGTCGTCGTCGGACAGGTGGCTCCAGTCACGCAGGTTGACGGCGGCTGGGGCGTCGACGACGCCGATCTGGGTGCCGGCGCGGTCGAAGTCGAACTTCAGCCCCGGGTGGTTGGTGACGGTGCTTTTGACCGTCGGCGCCGGCACGGGATCAGTGAGCAGCTCCACCTCGGTCTCGACGTTCGACAGGGTCGCGCCGTCGTGGATTTCGAACTGGTCGTCCTGAGACTGAATGGTCCAGGCGCTGTCCATATCCACCATCTGCTTGGCTTCCTCGATATTGGGAGCCATCACAGTGCCCTGACACCACACCGGAACCTGAGCGGTGACGGTGACGGTGTAGGGCTTCAGAACGAGGGAGGCCCGGGTCGCACGCACGAGGTCGTCCTCGTGGTCGATGTTGTCGAGCCAGGCCTGCCGGCCGGAGGCCGGGCCTTCATAGCTACCGTCGTCGTACCAGCAGCCGATGTGGGTGACGTCCCACTCGTCGCCGTGCTTGTTGTTGGGGAAGTTGAGCTTCACCTCGGCGACGTCGACCTTGACGATGTTGGAGTAGTCTTCGTCGCCGTCTCCGGGGATCATCTCGAACACCTCGCCGGTGTCGAGGTACGCCTTGAAGCTCCCGTAGTTGCCGCTGACGACGATCCAGCTGAGGCCGGCGGTCAGGTCCTGGGCCGCCACCACCGCCAACGCCCTGATGTGGTAGTCGCTGCCGGCGGTGGCTTTGGCGACGACGTGGGCGGTGGCTTCTTGGAAGGAGTTCAGTTTGCTGCTCAGGCCGTAGTAGGTGATCCTGAGGTTGGGGGAGATCATCCACCCCTCGGCTTCGGCCTGCGTGTTGTCCCAGGACCGGGTGTTGGTGCGGCTCATGCGATCAGCTCCTTGAAGTCGGCTTCGGTGCCGGTGCCGGTGCCTCGGGCCCACTCGTCGTGGGCTCCCTGCAGGGCCTTGATTTTGGGGAAGTCCTCGCGGGAGATCTGGAAGATCCCGCGTTGGCGGAGTGTCGTGACCGACTCGCACTGGTCGGCTTTGGAGATGGCTCCGGGCTGGAGCGCGGCGCCGACCGCGCAAGGCCGGCCGGTCGTGTCTTCGTAGAGACAGGCCGGCTTCGGGCCTTGGGCGGAGAGGCGGCCCTCTTCGTAGGCGAGGCGGGCTGCTGCCAGCACGACGGGGTAGGTGAGGGTGATGGCGGTCATTGGGCCAGGCCCCACACGACGTCGTCAGTCTCGATCAGGTGATCGAGCGTGGCGATGGCGGCTTCGAGGGTGTGGGTGTGGGAGGGGCCAGAGGGGATGAAGAGCTGAGTGGCCTGCTCGTCGGTCAGGCCCAGGATTTCCTGGGCGTCGGCGAAGGGATACGTCAGCTCCGAAGGGTCCCAGAGGGAGATGGCGTACCCGGCGATGCAGGTGTTCCACTCACTCATGTCGAACTTCTCGGGCGGCAGGTCCGCGAGGAACTCGCGGAGTTCGAAGGCGCGGAGGTCGTTCATGACTCGTACTCCTTGAGCTGGCTGACGAAGTCGTCCTCGGTGCCGGTGCCTCGGGCCCAGTTGTCGTGGGCTTCCTGAAGGCTGGCGATCCGGCTGTAGTTGCCCAGCTCGATGGTCACGAGGCGGCGGGGCAGGCCCATCACCGGCGTCATGTTGTAGGCTTCGGTGACGAGCGCGGCCTCCTCGTCGGTCAGCGCGGCGCCGACGGCGCAGGGCCGGCCGGATCGGTCCCGGTAGCGGCATTGGGGGGTCGGGCCTTGGGCCGAGAGTTGCTTGTTGTCGTAGGCGAGGCGGGCTGCGGCGAAGACGTTGGCGGCGGTGAGGGTGATCACTTCGGAAGCTCCTTCAGGAGGGTCTTCAGGCTCGCGATGGCGGCCTGGGCGTGAGCGTGGGCGGTGAGGCGGGCCGGAGCCCGGTCGTGGGCCTGTAGCGCGGAGCTGAGGCGGGACAGGCTGGCCTGGGCCTCGGTGATGTGGGGGCTCATTGGGCCAGCTCCCGGGCGAGGTTGATGAAGCGACCATCGCGGTCGACTCCTGAGACGAGCCAGTCGTCGTGGGCCATTTGCAGGCTCGCGAGGCCGGCCTCGTTGTCGGTGGTGATCCAGCCGGAGCGGAGCAGCGAGGGGACGCCGGAAGCGGCGCGCGCGTCGAGTTCCCAAGCCTGCTCGTCGGTCAGGGCGACACCCACGGCGCAGGCGAAGCCCCCATCGTCGCGGTACTTGCAGACGGGGGATCCGTTCTGGGCGCTGAGCTGCTTCTTGTCGTAGGCCTCGAGGGCGAGGCGGGCGACGTCACGGGTGATGAGATGCATGGGGTTGTGTCCTCCGAGCACGAAAAAGCCCGCCGGGTGGCGGGCTGGGAAGTCATTGAATTGCTTAGTGTAGTACACTAGGCGATTTAGATGGGTCGGTGGGGCTGGGCCGCGGGGCGGATGGTGGCTTAAGGGCCGATTTCCGGGCCGTGGGGCGCCTTTTGGAGGTGGTGTGGCCCATCGGGGCCTGAGTCGTGGGACGCGGGCCTGAGCCGAAGAGAGGGCCTTCGGGCCTTCGGGCCTTCGGGCCTTCGGGCCTGAGCCGGGCGCTCTATGCGCCGGGCTTAGGCCTCTGCGTCGTAGATCATGTTGGCGTCCACAACCATGTTGAAGTCCTTGCCTTGGTTGATCAGCTTCTCGAAGTCCCAGCCGGCGCGGAAGAGCTTGACCAGGTCGTCGACGGTTTCGGAGCTCTCGGCCCGATTATGGTCGGGCAGCTTCTCGACGTAGCCGTCAGGGCCACGGACGGCCTGAGGCTGCCGATGGAAAGGACTCACGCATAGAGACTCCCCACACACCCCAACTATCCGCCACGATGAGAGCAGGGGCCGGCCATAGATGGCCGCGAATAGCACTCGACAGACCTGTTCGGACTGAGTGCCGTTCCAGACCATAGGTATCCCCTTGGGCGTGGCGTGGCCACCCCACAGCCAGTGGGGTTTGTCGTTGATGGGACCGGTCCAGCTGGCGAGCTCGGTGGCCAGCGACTCTTCGGTCATACCGACTGGGGCCACGAGCTTGTGGGCGATCCTGGCCAGCAGGGGTTTCGATTTTGAGGACATTGGGAGCCTTGAAATTAGTCTAGTAGACGTTTTGGAGATGTCTTTGCTGTAACTCCGAAGGCCTGGTGCTACATAGTACTAATATATCTCTAGAATATCTTTCTTTCTTTTTTTTTTATCTACTAGAAGAAAAAAAAAAGAAGAAAGAGATATTTATTAATTATAGGTACTATGTTGAGGGCGAACGGACCTTCGAGAATTTCGCCGCCAGCGCCTTCAGGGACCTCTCCGGCACCACCGGTCGTTCAACCCCGAGATGGCCGCCAGGGCCCTCCCAGACCCACATGGCGAGCCTAACGTCCCAGGTCCTGCACCCGTCCTCCGAATACCGGTCCCGGCCGAACTCGAAATCCCCCCTCACGCCGTCACCTCATCGTTGACCGCAGCGACCACGGCAGCGCCACCCAGGCCCGCCTGACGGTAGAACTCACTCCGACCCACGACCCATCCGGCGCACCAGATGACCCCGTTGGTCACATCGTAGGGCTCACCGGACGCACCGGCCTTGAAACCGTCTTCCATTTTTATACTCCGTATAATTGCAGAACCCGCACCAGCGCCGTTAAAGGCGAGTCACGGGACACGGGAATTCAGGCGCGGGTGCGGGTACCCAGCTCACGAATGGCGACGTACCGACACTCCTTGCCGAACCCGCTGGTGACCTGGCCTTGATGGTCGAAGCACACGAGGCCCCGCACCTGGCCCTTGTTGGTGTCGCTCACGGCGACGAGCAGGTGGAAGACGAAGAGGAAGGCCACCGTCATGACCACGGCCATGAACGTCGCCACACCGGCGAGCAGCTGAGAGTTGGACATTTTATACTCCGTATAATTGCACCAGCGCCCGTATCGACGGACCGGTGGCGTGTGGATGGAAGGTCGGCTCAGGCGCGGGTGCCGAGCTCGCGGATCCGGACGCCGATCTCCTCACGGATGTGCGCCGGGCAGGGCTTGCGCCCCATGTCGGTGTGGTAGGCCATCACGCCCAGCCAGTAGCCGACGCGGTTGATCGTGCCCTCACCGGAGAAGCCCGCATCCCAGGCGGCGTCTTCGAGGTCCTGATAGCTGGGGACAATG